TTTATTCTATTTTATTCTATTTTATTCTATTTTATTATATTTTATTATATTTTATTATATTTTATTATATTTTATTATATTTTATTATATTTTATTATATTTTATTATATTTTTATTATATTTTATTATATTTTATTATATTTTATTATATATATAAAATGAAAAAAAAGGGTATTATTTTTAATTCATCAAAAACAGTAAGAGGACTTTTAATAATTTTTTTAATATTAGTGATATTAATTTCCGCTTTTATGGGATTTAAACGCTTTAGAAAAGAAGGGTTTGATAATAATAATAGTTTCATTTTGGTACATATGAAAGAATGCGGCCATTGTAAAGACTTAATGCCTATTTGGAAAGACGCAGCACAAACCAATACAACTTCATTTACAATGCGTGAAGTTGAAATGAGCGAGCCAGAAGGAGTAAAATTATGCGAAGAAAATAATATAAAGAGTTTTCCAACAATGATTTTAATAAAAGATAATACAACGACAATGTATGATGGCAATAGAACAAAAGAAGGATTATTAAGTTTCTTAAACTCTAATAGTTAAATTATTCTATTATTCTAATATTGCTGATATTTTTTCTAATATTTCATTTGATATAGTTTTTGGATATTCAACATTAAAAATAATTATTAAGTCGCCTGTTACATTATCTCTCGTCATTCCTAAATTATTTATTATTTTACGAAATTCGGGAGGTATAATATTTCCTAGTTTATTATTTATAATAAACTCACGCCCATCTATATATTTAACTGTAAAGTTAAATCCGCAAAGCGATTCTTTTAATGATATAGTTTTTTTATATATTAAATCTATACCATTTCTTTCAAACTCAGTGTCATTATTAATATTAATTCTAACCTCTATGTCTCCTTTATTTGAATTACTTAATTTATTTCCTTTATCTTTTATTGTAATTATTTCATTATTATCAATGCCTTTAGGTATATCTACATAAATTGTTTCTTCTTGAATATACTCTATATTATTTTCATAATTCCATCTTTCTATTGTTATTGGTATTTTTGAGCCTTTATATGCATCTAACAAAGAAATATTAATTTTATGACTTATAGTTTTTGGTTTAGAATTAAACTCAAAATTATTAATTCCTTTTGAAAACTTATTATTATTAAGATTATTATTATTAAGATTAAAAGCCATAGAAGCCATTGCACTCATGGCACCCATCGCACTCATTGATGATTTCATTGAAGGTAACCGATGTTTATGAATCGGCATTTCTTCCATACTAGAAAAATATAAATTGTTTATTATATTATTCAAATCATTTGGGTTAAGCATCATATTCATAAATATATCTTCAACAGGTGAACTACAGTTAGAGTAAGCAATTGAAGCATCATATTTTGATTTTTCACTTGGGTCACTTAATATATTATAAGCAGCCGTTATTTTTTTATATTTTTCTAACTTTTCAGCATCATTTTTATTTCTATCAGGATGTAATTCTAATGATAATTTTCTATATACACGTTTTATTTCATCAGGCGAAGCATTGTTATTTATTCCTAAAAGCGAATAATACGTTTCAGCAGAATTAAAAGAGTTCATTATATTATTAATAATATAATAGTATATAATAGTATATAATACTATATTATTTATAGATAAACTTAAATAAATATTTATAAATACTATTAATAATAATGTTAATGGAACAACCATTTATATATAAATATAGACCTAAAACATTAGAAGAATTTGAAATGAATCCTCAATTTATTGAATTATTAAATACATTAATCACTTCTGATTTATTAAATATATTATTAATTGGAAATCAAGGTTCAGGCAAAACAACTTTAATTAATTGTATTATTAAAAAATATTATGGAGAGAACTATGATAGTAATAATATATTAATAATAAATTCATTAAAAGACCAAGGTATTACATATTATAAAACAGAAGTTAAAACATTTTGTCAAACAATGACTACAACTCCTAATAAAAAAAAAATAATTATATTAGATGACATAGATAACATTAATGAACAAGGACAACAAGTATTTAAAAATTGTATAGAAAAATATAGTAAAAATGTTAATTTTATTGCTTCTTGTTGTAATATACAAAAAGTAATAGAAACATATCAATCAAAACAAATTATTATAAAAATAAAACCATTAGAACAATACTATTTAAAAAAATTTATTGATAAAGTATGCATTCATGAAAATATTACTTTAGAACCTAAAGCACGAGAGTTTTTATTATTATTATGTAATAATTCAATACAAACATCTATAAGTTATTTAGAAAAATTTAAATTATTAAATGAAACCATTACTTATAATATTGCTGTTAATACTTGTACTAATATATCATTTAACGAATTTACCAACTATATTAATTTATGTAAATCTGGAAAGTTGGCCGAATCAATTGAACTTTTATCTACTATTTATAATAATGGATTTTCTGTTGTAGATATCTTAGATAATTTATATTTTTTTATTAAAATAACTGATATTTTAGTAGAAAAAGAGAAATATGAAATTATAAAACTTATATGTAAATATATTATTATTTTTTATAATATTCATGAAGAAGAAATAGAATTAGTTATGTTCTCAAATAATTTAATTAAATTATTTGAATCTAATGAATCTAATGAATCTATAGAGTTGGTAAAATAGTCCAGTCATCAGTCTTTGATAGTTTAGATTCTAATAGTTTAATGTACGAATCTTTCTTTTTTAAAGTTTCTTGTAATATTTTAATAGTTGCATCTTGTTGGCTTAGTATTATTGCAATTTCTTCTGGTTTTAAAATTTCTTGCTTACCATTAACTTCATGACAAAATTGTCCTTGTTTTGCAATTTCATTTCTACTGGCCGTTAATGTTTTAATTTGCTCTAATACATCTGGTTTCATTGATGGGTCACCTTGTTTATAATTTATTAAAGCTTCTTCTATTTCATTCACAAAAAAGTTAAATAGTTTTTTTTCTTTAATAAAGTCTTCTACTTTTTTATCAGATTCTTTTGTGTATTTAGGATTAATATTATTTAATAATGTTTTTTTATCAAATGTATTATGTGTGTGTGAAAATACCAAGATTGTTTTTTTTGGTTCTAACTGAACAAATGGAACCGTATAATCTTTTAAAAAAGCACGTTCTTCTGCCAATGACGCATTGTCATCATACTTATGGTCTTTTAATAATTCTCTCTTAAAGGCAAAAGTACCCGCTGTCGCATGTTTTGGACCATATGGACCAAACTGATACATTTTTTCAATATGTTTAAAGTAAATATATATTTCACTTGCACCAGCACATAATGCTTTTGGATGTGTCATTAACATTGTTACGGCATGACTAACGCGTTCCGGAGGATAATAATCATCATCATCCATGTAAATTATTATTTCGCCTTTTGTTTTTGAATGCATTAAATTGCGTTTTTTCCCTAAGGGCATTTTAGTATCATATTTAAAATATTTTACATTTGGAATTGAGCAAACTAAATCTTCTATTTTATCTGTTCCGTCATCAATTATAATCCATTCCATTTTATTTTTTGGATACGTTTGGTGATTAAAACACTCAATCATTGCCGGAATAAATGGCCGCCGATTGAATGTTGGAGTACATATACTTACAAATGGTTGATTTTGTTTTCCCATATAATATTAATATATATAAATTACTTTTATATTAATTGCTAATAACAAATTATCAACTAAACTTTTTTACAGGTTGTCTGGGCAAACTTAATATTTTTTATGATTCTATAAAGTGCTTGAATAATTTTAATTATAACTATTATAGTTAATACTAATGTTGGTATTATTTTAACAGGTAATTCATAGTTTGGCGGTAATTGTATTGTATATAATAATAATAAATATGAAAATACAAACATAAATGCGATTATTGTTTTATTTTCCAATAATATTCTAGATAGTCTTTTCTTATTTTTCTTTTCAAATAATGGTTGGACCCATAACTTATATGTAATTTGAATCATTATTATAAACGCAATAATACTATTTGTTATAAATATAAATGGAGTCATCATTAATATAAAAAATTGTAATGTTCTTTTATACTTTGTTTTAATATGAGTCTCTGGAGATTTTTTGATTTCAAAAAATAAAAGAATATGATTAATAAATAATGTAATATTAAGATATAAATCCCAATAGATTAAATAAAAAACTGATATAAATAGTCCAAAAACCATATAAATTCCATTATAAAACTCATTTCTAACTATACAATCTATTTCTATTTTTTCTGGCTCTTCTCTATATACTTGATTTTTTTCTAATTTATCAAAAATTTTTGGAGTATCAGTTATACCATTAAGAAACTCTGTTTCATCCTTAGAGCAATAACAAAAAGCTGGTAACAAATTATTAAATGATTTTATTGTATTTTTAATTTTATTATTTATTGCTATTTGACTACGTCCCATACAAGCTATACGTAATCGTATATAATCACCAAAAAAATCCTCAGGCCCTAAAAATCCAAATGGAAATTGATGTTTTTGATCTGTACAATTAACAGACTCGCAAGTTGTAATATCAACGGGATTGAAATCATCTTTTCTACATTCTGATGTAGAATCCGCTCCTGTATCTTCTATGTTCCCAGCCTCTTCTATATCTTCTAGGTTTTCTTCTTTTTTTTTTGAGGGTTCTAATAGGTTATAAAGTTCCTCAATACTTTTTTTAGTTTTTGTAAAAGGTTTAATTCCTTCTAATACTTTTTTAGATAAATTATTTATATTTGAAATTATTTTAGTACCGGTACTATCCTTTTTTTCTCCTCCTCCCATTAGTGGTACTAGTGGTACTGCAGCCATTGCTGGTCCTAGTGCTCCTGCTGCTCCTCCTGCTACTACTGTAACTTTTTTTAGTGGTGTTTTTAGTGGTGTTTTTGGTGCTCCTCCTAGTGGTTCTTTTTTTAGTATTCCTTTTATTGGTTCTTTTGGTGGTTCTTTTGGTGGTTCTTTTGGTGGTTCTTTTGGTGTTCCTCCTGGTGGTCCATCACAAGGAACTTTTCCATCTCCATCTCCACAAGTAAAACCTGCTGATGTAGCTGATGTACCAATTGCCGCGTTTTTTTTAAAATCATAAGGACAGGTTAATAATTGATTATTTGTTACAGCATTATATATTCCTTTTGCGTATGGATATTTTTTTCTGTCTGATGGAAATTTCTCATCTAAATAGTCATTAAATTCTTTAACCATGTTTTTTTTTATTTTACTATTAGCAAATGTAAATTTTTTATAATATATTCGGTCAAACAAATATGTAAAAAAAAAGATAATATTTGCATTTATAAATATAAAACAACAAATTTTTACAAAAAGAAACAAAGCATATATGGCAACTCTTTTAAAAGTATTAAGCTTATCTTTAAGAACATCAGCTTCAACTGGTTCTTCTTGTGTATTTTTTTTTGCAGAATCAGAATCTTCTTTATTATTTAAATTATTAGAATCATTTGAACTACTTGCATTATCGTTACTCATATATATTTATTAATATATTTATACAAAATATATTAATAAATATATTTAATTAGAATGTTGAAATTTCAAAGATGCTAAACCATTATTTATAGTTAATAAATTATACTGTTCCTCAAATAATTTTAATGTAAACATATAATCATAAATTAACCAATTTGGTTTATTAAATCCCAAAAATTCATTATCAAGACATAAAGGTAAAATTGCTACTTTTGTTATATCATTTATTTTTTCTAATTCTATAAGTTGATATTCAAAATCAATATTATTATAGTTTATCAAATTTGCATATCCACATGGCTCTATTATAAATGGATTAGAACTTAAACTAAAACTATAATTATAAACTCCATTTGTTGATGAGCCAACACTTCTCAAAAACGGCTCAACATAATTATAATATTCAGCATTTAATGTATTTTCTTTGTTTTTTCCATCTAATTTTAAAGACCAATTCACTAATATATTTTTTGTTTGTTTTCTATTTGGTCCAGTTATATATGGATTGCATCCACTAGATTTAAATGAAAATGGAAAATATGGTGGATATTTTTTAATTGATTCATTTATAGTAACAACTCCAGTTTCTATTTTACTATAATAAATTGTATTTGTATTAAAACTCTCGCTTAAATATGTGTTTGGAGTTATAGTTTCTTTTAAATAAAGCATTTGCTTAAAATGTAAAGGTTTAGTATTTGAGGTACTAAGTTCAAATAATTCTGGAAATTGTGAGAACTTCGGATTTGGATTAGTTGTTGTATATGTTATTTCAGACACTATTGGAGAGATATTAGTAATATTACTTGGATACCACGTATTATTTAATTTTTTATAATATAAAGGCTGTAATGTATATGGTTTTTCATTATAAGCCCAATTTGTATAATTATTCCATTCATTTCTTAAAACAACATCCGTTCTTTGTAAATACCACATAAAATTAACGGCAATTGAATTACTTTTAAAACGGCTTTGTGTAAACTCTTTATGATTTTCAAATTCAAAAAAATGCTCTAATATCTGTTTTATTAAATAAGATTGTGGTTTTTTCTTAAATACTTCTTGTTCTTGCTCGTCTAAATATACATATGTACTTATTAATCTAGGATTACAATTCCATACACTAGTTTCTCTCAATAATGCAGCTATTTCTGCTGAACTATTCGTTTTTAAAGCCGCTTGTTGAATAAATTGTTGATTTTGTGAAGCAAATTGAGTTGTAAACATATATAATTGATAGAGCGGATCTGTTGTATTAATTGTGCTTATATATTGTGGTGGCACATAAGGTTTAAATATGTCAAACTGTGAAAACCCAGTATTACTTGAACTAGACACATTATAATAGTTACTTTGATAATGTTGATAAACAGATATACCAGAATCATTATTAGTAAGATTATTAACTGCTATATTATGATGATAATAAGTATTAATATAATACCGAACATCACGAATTCTAAATAATTCTCTTATTGGTCGGCATTCTATTTTTATTTTAAATGAATTTTCTGTTAATGATAATAATGGAAAAGCATGACTAGATGAAAACATATACCATAAATTTAATGGAATCGTTAATAATTTTTGATTAATTGAAGGGGATAAATTAGTTATAATATTTAATTCTTTATCAATGACTGATTGTTTATTACTATATATTTTATATAATAATTGGCCGGTTTCACTTTTATAAGGCAAAGGCGCCGCATATAAACAGTTTGGATATAATCCATTTCTATTCTCAAATAATTCTGGATTATTCATTTCAACTACATTTCCAGTCATTTTATTAAATAATTCTTTTTTTTCATTTGTAAAATCTCTTTTAACCATATTTGTTAAATAATCTCCTGAAAACTCTTGAATAATTATATCACCTAATGATACTGTTATTTTTTTAATTAATTGTGACCCTAAATCTTCAATCCATTTAAACTCAAATGGCTGTGCATGTGGAATATGCGCACCAGTCAATTGTCTAATTTTTTGGGTTTCGCTATTATTTGTATCTCCAATAACATATAAGCCTTCTTCTATTGTTGAACTATATGGAGTAGTATTTGGTCTGTCATATATATCACTTGGTTCAACCCAGACAGGACTCCAAATATAAGGCATTTGAATTGTAAAAAATGTATCCGCAATTAAATCGCCTACACGAGGAATTGTAAAAATAAATGTTGTGCTTTCATTTTCTTTTAATTTTGGGGTTGTAATATTACAATTAATAATATGCTTTTGTAACCCAAAATTTGTATATTTTTTATAAGTTGCCAAAAATAAACTTTTTTGTGGATTTCCATTAATTATTATATTTAAATTACCATAGGATACTATGTTTAATAATCCTCCACCCATTTAATATATAATATATAGTAAATTATATATTTATTATTTATTATTATTTATTTATTATTTATTTATAAATAAAATTATAATGAACGTACAAATTGTAAATTGGCAACTCCATTTGTAATTTTTAAAATATTATATCTTTCTTCCATAAGATGTAAATTATAATGCCAAACATATTTTGCAGTATCTTTCAAATTAACTGTCGTTTGCTCCTCATTATTAGTTGCCGAACATGTAACATTAGAGTTAATTGAATTTGATAAATAACTTCCAATAACAGAGGCATATAAAAATGGGTCACTTATATTACTAATATAATTTGTGGCATTTCTAATTGAAATCTTTAATAATGGATCTATTAATTTATAAGACATGTATATATTGTTTATTTTAGACATATTTATTGCACCACACGGTTGATAAATAAGCGGGTCAGTATTCAAACAAAAATTATAATAAAATACATTTTCTAATCCACTTCCTTGACTTCTAGAGTATATATCTATATAAGAAACAAATTCTTTTTCTAGTGTTATTTCTCTAATTGAATTATTAAAATAAAGTCCCCATTCTAATAATATATCTTTATTTTCTCTTGCTGTAAACTTTTTTTGCCATACGATAGAATCCAGTTTATTTGTTATATTTATATTTTCACTATTAAAACTAACTAAATCAGTTAGTCCATACATAGTCATTATTTCTAAATTAGAATTATTATAATTGTAATTTGAATAATTAGACCATTCATTTCTATATTTAACATCTGACCGTTGAAAAAACCACATCCATGAAACAACCAATCCAGTCGTCTTAATCTCTGTAAAATGACTTCCACCAATTAAGTCGCTAATTTTTTGTTCATAAACCTCTCTTATTAAATAAGAATGAGTATTTTGAGAAAAAAATAATTGTTCTTCATTTGTTAAAAATGTATAACAACCAATTAAATGAACATCAGCAAACCAAGGACTAGGTACATCTTTATAATAATTTTCTAGTAACTTATTACTATTTAATGGATATACTAAAGCACCCGTTTCTGATAATGAAGCCCCTAATAAATCAGTTTGAGCATTTATTATATTTTTTCTTGGCGGTTCTTTAAGAAATAGTTTCAAATTATAAACTTCATTATTGCAATTTGGTGCGCTATATGTATTATGCACTATGCCAACTAAATTATTTAACTCATTATAAGTTGTTGAATTATTTGAATTAGTTAAATTCGTTGAAATATCAAAACTATCTAATGAATTATTAATATTAATACTTACTTCATTTATTACATTTTTAACTACCCACCATTCATTAACTGGCTTTAATTCAATTTCTATTCTTAATTCGCTATATTGCATTGCTACTAAAGGAATAGGTGTTTTATTATTTAATGTACACCATAAATTAATTGGAATTAATAATTGTCTTGCTCGGATTGATGGTTCTATTCCATAAGACATAGTATTAAGAGAACCAAAATAAGCCGCGTTTGGATAATTTCCATTTCTATTTGAATAATGGGCTGGATTATTTAATTCTGGCACATTACCAATCATTTTATTAAATATTTTTTTTTGATTGTCTGTAAAATCCCGCCAAACCATATTTAATAAATATTGACCACTAAACTCTTGAATAATAGAATTATTAGAAAATACTTTAATAGAGTTTATAACTTGAACTCCAATATTTTCAATCCATTTAAACTCTAATGGATATACTCTATTTATAAGCTTCATATTCATATTAGAGTTGGTTTGTAAAAACTCCAAAGTAGAATCAGACACTTCGCTTGGGCTATTACACGAACAATCACATAATCCACAAGTTGTTATTGATTGATTATTATTAAAAGAATAACTATTATTATTATTTATAGTTAAATAATCCAAATTAGTTTTAATATTTGTTCGGCAAGCAGAACAAAATACAACAGGCGTCCCACCAAATGCAATCAGCGGACTCCAAATATTAGGCAATGTAAATGAAAAAAAAACTTCTTGTAATAAATCCCCATATCTCGGTATTTTAAAATTATACAAAGTTGGAGTATTATAGTTTAAACGAGTATTCCCTTCAAAATCTATTCGGAACTTTTGTTTTCCAAAATTAGTATGCGAAGCAATTGTTTTTTTAAAAAACGTTTTACTTGGATTTCCAATCAAGAGAATATTATTATTAGTATCACTTTCAGATAAAACATTTAAAAATCCGGCACCCATTTATAATGCAAAGGTATATATATATCTATATATTAGATATATCTATATGTTTACTTAAATTGTTTAAATTGTTTAAATTGTTTAAATTGTTTAAATTTAATTTGGAAATAAATAATCAACAATGCCATTAGAAAATTGTAAAATATTATATCTTTCTTCCATAATATGTAAATTATAATTATAGTCCAACTCTTCATATTTTGAAGAGTCAATACAATATTTTATCTGATTATTTGTTTGATTATTATTTTCCTCAAATATTTTATTAACAGAAGTAAGATCATTCTCATTAAACTGTTCTCTATATGGATCAATTGTAGTAAATTCAAATGTAATATTGTTAAATTTCATCATATTCATTGCACCAGATGGATTTAATGAACTATTTTTTTCAATATTAAAATTATAAGAATATATACCATCATCAGGATCTCCTTCCACTCTTAAATAGTTTTCTATTGAATTATTTATGCCATATGGTAAAATATCTTCACGCACAAATTCATTACAATACAATCCCCAATTTACCATTATATTTTTTTCATTTCCGGGATGAGTAGGCCCACTAATATATTGGACGCACGGATTTAAATTATTTATCAAATATTTTTTATGTTGTGGAGTAATGTATGGAATATTTACATTTGACAAACTATTATACAAATCTAAAGATAATATACAAGGATAAGGCATTTTATTATTATATAACCAATTTGAATAATTAGACCATTCATTTCGTAAAGCAACATCTGACCTCTGAAAAAACCACATCCATGATACAGTCATTCCATATGACTGAATATCTTCTTTACGGACCCCTTGTACATTATAGATTGTTCGTTCAAACACTTTTTTAACTAAATATTGTTGAGTTTGCTCGCTAATATATCTTCTCTCATCTTCCGATAAAAAAGCAACCGTTGAATATAAACTAATATTGTCAAATCCAAAATTAGGAAGTTTTGAATAATATTTAATACTTATATCTTTAAATACTTTTTGTATATTTTCAGAGGTCGTTAAATTAGATAGAGTGTTATAACTTATATCTCCAAGACAAAATGAATTTGCTGGAGGAGGTTTTAAAAAGAATAATATATTGTATCTTTCATCGCTTAAATCTGGTTGTATAAATGGAGGATTATAATAATTAAATGTATCAGTGATTACTTTAGGAAGTTGTGTAGTAGGACATAATTTTTCAACCCATGATTCAAAATAATTTAAATCTCTAACTTTAAACAATTCACATAAAGGTCTACATTCTACATGTATTTCCAATTTTGAATATTGTAATAATAATAATGGAAAACTTTGATAACTTGAAAATGTTTCCCATAAATATAATGGAACAAATATGCGTTTTCCACGAATGGATGGTTCTAACCCATTAGGATAATTAGATTCATTTAAACCACCCCAAGATACTGATGGATAATTTCCATTATTATTATTAAAAGCTTCTGGCTCATTAAACTCTTTTGTATTACCAATCATACTATTAAATAATTCTATTTTGGCACTGGTCAAGTCACGTTTAGATTTAGAATATAAATAGTGACCAGAATATTCTTGTATTGGTCTTCCATCAATTAAATATGTAACTTTTTTGATAAATTGAACTCCAATATTCTCAATCCATCTAAACTCATAAGGTTGGCAATATATTAATCCAGAGATATCTGGGCTCGGAACATACTGCCCATTGCTTGACAATGTATGGGCAAGTGGTATAGTATAAATTGGACTATATATATCAGGTAAACTAAATGAAAAAAATGTATCCATTAATAAATCTCCAATATTAGAAATTGTAAATTTAAATAATGAATCTGTAAATAAAGATAAAGAATTTTCAAAACTAGACTCAATTTGAAACCTTTGTAGTTCAAAAATTGTATGTTTTGCATAACTAGTTTTAAAAAATGTTTTTTTTGGATTTCCATTTAATATAATATTTAATTCACCGCTTGCGATTAGATTTAATAAACCTCCACCCATAATTATATATAATTTATATATAATTATAATTATAATTTTATATATATATATAAATTATAATTATAATTATAATTATAAATTCTATATATAATTATATATAATTATATATATTAGTAAATGGATGCAGCAGTAACTAAATTTACAACTTTTATTAAAAATCCAGATATTCAAGTTGAATTATATGCTCTTCTAATAATATTTATTATAGTATTTTGCGTATTTTTATATATTAGATATAAGGTTTCACTGAATAAAAGAAATTGTAACGTTTTGAAAAAAGTTTATAAAAATAAAGCAGCAATTTATAATATGGATTCTAATTCTACTTATTTATTAAGAGATTATTATATTAAAACCGCATACAATTGTTGTGCTGGCGGAAGTATAAAAGTAGATTATGTTGGATTATGTGCTTTAAAGACTTGTATAGAACAAGGCGTTCGTTGTCTTGATTTTCAAATATATTCAATCAATAATACTCCTGCGGTTGCTGTATCATCTGTGAATGAGTTTAATGTAAAAGAGTCTTTTAATAGTATACCAACAAATGATGTATTTTCTACAATAATGAATATGGCGTTTTCAGGCACAAATTGTCCAAATCCAAATGACCCTCTTATTTTACATTTCAGAATATTAAGCACAAATGTTAAAATATATGATATATTAGCAAAACAAATAAATGAAATATTAAACTCAAGAATATTAGGAGTAGACTATAGTTTTGAGTTTGGAGGACAAAATTTAGGGTCTCTCCCTATAAAAACTTTTTTAGGAAAAATTATAATTATAGCAGACGCAAGTAATCCATTATATCAAAAAACAAGATTAGATGAATATATTAATATTGCAAGTAGTGCTCCATTTATGAGAAAATTAAGATATAATGATGTTAAATTTCTTCAAGATGCAAAGTTGGCCAGTTATAATAAACAAAATATGAGTATTATCTTACCAGACCTTGTGCCTAATTATTCAAATCCAAACTTTAATGAAGCAAGAGAATATGGTTGTCAAATGGTTGCAATGTCTTTTCAAAAAACAGATAGTAATTTAGCATATTATAATGATTTTTTTGAAAAACGCAAATCTGCATTTGTATTAAAACCACCAGCACTTAGATATACGCCAAAAACCATCACAATACCAACTCCATTATCTGAAGAATATCAATGTGGTAAGCGAACAATTAGTACCCAATATATTGATTTTGAAATATAATTATTATCTATATATTAATATAATGAAAACAAAAAAAAATAAATTTAAATATTCTTCAAAATCTGAATCTAAACTAAAATCTATTAAAAAAAAAATCTTATTAGAAAAAAAAGAATTACTTCTACGAAACGCAGTTGAAATAGCAGAAAAAAAAAAAAAAATTAAAATGCGTTC